AAAGAATGGGGGCTCTGTTAAGGTAGGCGAAACACAAATCATATTAGGTATTCTCTTTAATCTTTCCTCTCTTATCTCTTCATTTTTCTATGAGGGGGGTAAGGGGGGTGTAAGATAGACAATATCTAAATCATAAACGAGAGCAGCAGCAAGCAACAGTAAAGCAGCACTGAATAATTAAAGTGAAAATACTTTAAGAATAATTTGGAAATATCAAAAAAAAGTTGTAACTTCCTGAAAGTAAAGCACTAAGCAAAACTAATAAAGTAAAAAAAGATTTTAAAAAGTAAATACAAAATTGAAAAAGAATGTTTTAACTATATGTTGCTTAATTAATACTCTATCGCTACTTAGCATTATTATATAGAGTGCAACATTTTATAATACAAAGCCTAGTCTGTTTATTGTGCCATTCAGACTAGGCTATTTTTTTTTCTAAAATCTTGTATTTATATTTGGCAATATGAAATTATTTTCGTATATTGAATGTATTATAAACTTAAAACAATTAAAAATGAGCACAACTCAACAAGAACAATGGGTAATCCCCACTTACAATGGTATTTCTTATACCAATTATTTAATATCTACATCAGGTAGATTAGTTTCGAAATCAAAATATAGTAGAAACAAAAGTAGTAAAATCCAATTAGAATTTGGAGAATATAGTGAAGTGAAACCTTTACAATGTAAATTAGGATATGTAACTTACAACATTTATCAAACATCAGATACAAGAAATCTTATCTATGGTCACAGACTAATGTGGGAAAGTTTTGTATGTTCTATCACACCAGGTATGGTAATCGACCACATCAATACTGAAAGAAATGATAACCGATTAGTTAATCTTCAGATGATTACATATTCTCAAAATACAATTAAAGGTTTTACATTGGATAAACAAATCAAAAAATCTAAAAGAAAGTAATTATGAATACAAAGTTAATTCTAACACCAGAAAACAAAGATTACTTAATTGCATTTTTAGCAGATTATTTAGTTCAATGTGGTAAGGATATGAATGAAACACCTAAAAAGAAACTAATAGAATTATTGAATGTATTAATACCAGATGAAAAAAATTAAAAGTTTATGTGTTTAATAAAGTTAGGAAATGTTGTATCAGCAGTGTTAGATATTGTATTCTTAGGTAGAGCCAAAGATATTGCAGGATGGATTGCAATCAAAGTATTCAAAAAACAATCATGTGGATGTCAGGAAAGACAGAGTGCAATGAATGCATTCTTTGGATGTCCAGATGGAATAAAATTATAATATGCAAATTAAATTATTAACTAAAGAAGAGTCAGATGCATTAGTAGAAAGTTTCTACAAAGAAAGAAAATGTTGGACTACTGAAGAAATTATTGCAGATGCAAAGTTTGGTTTATCTTTACCTGGAACAAAGTATCTATTATCACATCAATACGATGGTTTCTTTAAATGGTTAGAGACAGATGAAGCAAGAGAAATTTGGAATAAAACTCCACACACATTAGAATTAGCAAAGTATTTTACAAGTAAAAAATAAAAAATGATAGATGTAATATTAGGTGCAATAAGTGGATATACACCAGAACAAATAAAACCATATGTAGAGTCTTTAAATAATATAAACTACACAGGTCATAAAGTAATGATTACATACAATGTTTCAAATGATACTCAAAAGTATTTATGGGATAATGGTTTTATGGTAGCTACCTCAAAGATACCATTAGGACAACACATTCATATGAGAAGATTATTAGATTTCTATTCATACTTAAAGTATAGTGAGTTTGATTATAGATTTGTAGTTGCAACTGATGTTAGAGATGTTATGTTTCAAAAAAATCCAATGAGATGGTTAGAAACAAATTTGAATAAAGATATATTGATTTCATCAGAATGTGTATTGAATAAAGATGAACCATGGGCCCATAAAAATATACATGAAGGATATGGAGATATCTTTTGGAAAGAAGTATATGATAAGTTAGTTTACAATGTTGGAGTGATTGCAGGTAAAAAGGAAGCAATACAAAATCTTTTCCTATTAAACTACTTAGTATCACAGGCAGGTAACACCGAACATTTTACAGACCAATCTGCATTCAATTACATTATCAATATGGATTTGATTAAAGATAAATTACAATTATCTATTGGAGATGATTGGGCAATACAATGTGGAACTTTGGACAATCCTAATAATTTAGCAAACATTAAGTTAAATAAGAAAAATGGATTGTATTATAATGATAATGAATTAGTGACAATCATACACCAATACGATAGACTTAAATAATGATAGGAGTAATTACTATATTCGTTTTACCACAAGAGATTGAAGATTTAACTCTTACACTATATAACTTAAAAAAGAATAGTGTTTGGTTAGATGGTAGTGTTACTTATAAAGTAGACATAACTCTATCATTATCTGACACACTTACGGATTGGAACAATACTAAATTGCCAAAGGAATGGTTTATAGATAGGTCACAAGAACTTATAGATAATTACTTAGATTGGGCAGAAGTGAATATCAATTATGATAATGATATATTAGGATGTGTATCACAAAGAAGAGATAGTTGGAAAAGACATAAAGATGCAGATTTCTTTATATGGTTAGATACTGATTTATATTTTAGTGATATTACATTAAACTATATTGAACAAGGATTTAAGATGACAAGTGGTGATAGAATAATCACACCTGAATTTGTTAGACAATGGGATACTACATGGGATATCATTACTAATGAATTATTTTTAAATAAGCCGGTAAATTATTATAAACACAATAATCTATTCAAAGATGTAAATCAAGTTAGTGTAAATGGTATAGAGAAGTTACCTGTATTAAAGTTTGCAGGTGGATGGTTTACTTTATTATCTAAAAGTGTTTTGGACAAATGTGGTATACCAAATTCATTCGGACATTATGGATTAGAAGATACATTTATTATGTATACAGCTAACGACTTTGCAGAACAATATAAGATAAAAGGATTACTATGTGGAGAACTACATAAAGGTAGAACAAATAAATCAATCAAATCATTGGTGGCAAATATAGATAGAAAAGAAGAATTTAGAAAAATAGCAGAAATTAATTTTTATAACGAAATACAAAAAAAGAAACATGGAAGAGACAACAATTAAATTAGCAATTGACGAAAGTAAAGTAGATAAAGATGCATTATACTTTATCGATTGGCAGAAGGTAAAAGATGTAAATGATTTATTATTAATTATTGCATCGTTAGGTATGTCATTTAGTCCATCACATCCGGCATGGGACCAGATTAAATACCTTGCAGATTTAGATAGACCAATTAAACAAGGACAACCACAACCTACAATGAAAGATTTAACTTTACCTAAATTAAAAAAAGTTAAGTAATGTTAAGTGAAGAACAATTTTTAGAACTTAAACAAGTCCTATCTACAATAGATGCATATATACCTGAACATCAAGCAGGATACATTTGGGACATGTATACAAAGATAGATGGTGACCATGGCGGAAGACCTTGTATGTGTGGTTCCGCAGGTAAGTATTGGAAAGCTGCAGTTGATACACTAAGAAAGTATGTAAATGATAACGGGTAGTTTAGATTTAAATTGTGAGGAAAGATTAGTCAACCTATATAGTAATTCACATAGTTGGTTAATTAAGTATGCATTAAAGTTGACTAAACAAAGAGAGGAGGCAGAGGACTTAGTTGGTGACTTATATGAATATCTTAATAAGAAATGTAATGAAAAGATATTTTGGGGAGATGCATATCATATGTTCTATTGTTATAAGTTTTTAGAAAGCAGATGGATTAATAAAGTAAAGAAACTTAATAAGGTAGTCATAACGGACACACCTATTGATACAGAAGAAGTAGAAGAGGAGTATGACATAGAAGGTGATATGAGATTACAACATGGACATGATGATGTAATGAATGAACTAAAAAGATTAAGTGGAACAAAGATGTGGGCAAGTGCTCGTATTTTCGAAATATATTGGATGTCAGCAGATAAGACTTTAGATGAAGTAGCAAAAGATATAAAGATAAGTAAGTCAACTGTATTTCTTGCAGTTAGAAAGATAAGAAGGTATTTAAAAGAAGTATTAGATAATCCGTTTGAATAAGTTATATGGCATTATGGAATGTAAAGTTTGACCACAAGAATGGTGAGACAAGAAGATGTAAGATATGTGATAAAGACTTTCATACCGATAGACCAGTATGGAGATGTAGACCTTGCACATCTAAATACATACATGAAAAGGCAAAAGAAAAGTATGGTGATATGCCTGCAACTGGAAAGTGGGCAGGAATGCCTCCAAAGAAACCATATCCATTTGACAATAGAAGTAGTGAAGCATCTAATAGGTTTTGTTCAATTCGGACTGCATTAAGTAAAGCATGGAAAGAATATCAAAAGACAGGAGATAAATCAGTAGTGATTGCACATTATGATAAACAATTGAAAGAGATAGAAGAGAATGGAATAATGCTTTGGATATTAGATAGAAGAGGAAATGATGATTTACCAAATGGAAAAAAGAAAGGAAAGTCTAAGAAGATGATTTCAAACGATTACCCGGACACTAGAGGATACCATGAATACTAGAATAGATTATAATTATGCTCACTTTAACTTTGACTGGCAATGGATTAAAGATAAAGAAATAGTATTAAAAGGAAATGAATATGCAGGTATGGTAATTATATTAGACCAAAAGGGAAGAGCAGTTGGAATGTATGCATACGAATTAATAGAATATGAAAAAGAATAAAGAGATAGATGAGATATGGGTTTTAATGGGGGCATACATCCTCACCATTGGATTATCTATTGCATGGAGTATACTAACTACAAAATAAACTAAGTAGTGTTTTTAATATATAGAAATCCGAATAAATAACGGGCAAAAAACAATTATGGGAAAGTTTGAAGTAGGAAATAAATTAGGTGGAAGAAAGCCAGGTTCTTTGAATAGAAGCACCGAACAGGCAAAATTAACTATTGCTAGATTGGCAAATAGAGGATTAGATAATATAATGGAGGACTTTGATAAGATAAGAAAGGACAATCCAACAGAAGCAGCAAAGCTTTATTTAAAATTGCTAGAGTATATTGTGCCAAAGAAATCATCAATGGAGATTAGTGGAGAGATAGACCATAGAATACAACAGGTAAGTATTAATATAAACAGAGCAGATAGTGAACATAGAGATTAATACTACAATTACATTTCAACATTTAGTAGATAGTAAACATAGAGTTACGCATCATATCGGCGGGACTAGAAGTGGTAAAACATTTGGTATCTTGCAGTATCTTATCGTTGAAGCAATTAGAGAGGCACAAACCATTACTATTGTTAGAAGAACTATACCATCAACAAAGAGAACAGTTATAAAAGATTTCATTGACATACTTAAATCAATTGATGTATGGCGTGATGATAATTGGAATGTAAGTGATAGAACTTATAAGTTGCAAGATAGTTTAGTTCAGTTTATTAATTCTGATGACCCTGAGAAGTTAAGAGGTTTAAAATCAGACATACTCTTTATAGATGAGGCAAGTGAGATAGATGAGGAAAGTTATTTTCAGCTAAGTATTAGAACAACAGGTAAGATAATACTTGCATACAATCCTACGGTAAGTCCCTTTAATTGGTTAAGACAAATGCAAGATTGTGAGAGATTTGTTACAACATACAAAGACAATCCTTACATACCAAAAGAAATGGTTAAAGCAATTGAGGATTTACAATTCACATCACCTAAAAAGTATTTAATCTATGGTAAAGGTGAGTTTGCTGCAAATGAAAAAGCAATCTATAAGTTTGATATCGTTGATGACTTTGAAGCAGACTTTGTTGCATTCGGATTAGATTGGGGTTATTCACAAGACCCAACTGCAGTAGTTGCTGTTTATAAGAATGGTAATGATTTGTATTTGGAAGAGGTATTGTATGAAAGAGGATTAGTAATGAACGATATAATAACTGCACTAAATAAAAAAGACATAGATAAGTCTTATGAGATATGGTGTGATAGTTCAGAACCGAGAAGCGTAGAGGAATTATATAGAAGTGGATTTAATGCAAAACCTGTTAAGAAAGGACCTGATAGTATTAAGTTTGGTATATCAGTCATGCAGAATTATAATATACACATACTTAAATCATCAACCAATTTAGTTAATGAGATGTATGCTTATCAATATGCATCGGACAAATACGGATACACTACCGATAATCCAGAGTCAGGTTTAGACCACTTACTGGATGCTGCTAGGTATGTTGCAATGATGAAACTAACACAGAAGGCAACAACGAAAGGTAAGTATGCTATCACAATAGGAAATGTAAAGTATTAATATGGAACAGAGTTGGACAGAAAGTGAAATAAGAGAATTAATAATATATGCAAAGAGATTGCAAGGTGAAGTAGATGATGCAAATGCAAAACTAATAATGATGAATGCTGCATTAGAAAGAGAAGAGAAGAAAGTAATTAGATTAAATAACATGATAAAATTTTTAACAAATGGTGCAGGAGATAGAACTTAGTATACCACAATCGTATGGTGATATAACTTTAAAGAAATGGTTAGACTTGCAAGAACAAATGCAATCGTATAAAGATGATGAAGAAGCAGTGAATGCAATTATGTTGTATCACTTATGTGGATTAGATGCAAATTGGATTAATGGTTTAGACATAGACTCATTCAATAAGATAATGGCAGAGCTAAATAAATTTTTGTCTAATACTGATTTACCCTTGCAAAGATTTGTAAAGATAGATGGTGTTGAGTATGGATTTGAACCTAATTTATCTGAAATGGCGTATGGTGCATATGTCGATATAAGTAAGTTTGAAACATTTAGTATAGATAAGAATTGGGCAAAGATAATGAATATACTATATAGGCCTGTAATTAAGAAGAATGGTGACATGTATCAAATCAAACCTTATACAATAGGTGAAGATGAGAGTAAATGGTTATCAGTTGGAATGGATATACACTTTGGTGCCTTGTTTTTTTTTGTTCATTTGTCAATAGACTTGTTCAGTTCTACCCTGAAATCTTTGAAGGAGGAGGAGCTTCCTCCCAACATCAAGTTAATTTTGGAAAAAAGTGGGGAGCTTATTCCTCGATTTATGAACTCGCCGAAGGAAACATTACCAAATTCGGTGAAATCCTAACTATGCCTTTAGAACAATGTTTACTTTACTTATGTTATAAAGCAGATAAATCTCTATTAGAAGGCATATTACATAAAGAAGCATTAAAGAAAAACCAATAACTATATTTTAGGATTGGATTGTTTTTAATAAAAGAAATCCACAATGGGAAGATGGTCTAATAGTCGTAATGGTAATTTAAGATACTCGGTTAATCGTGAGAATAACTCGGGTATATACATAGGGCCAACTAGAGGTCTATCAAGTCCTAAGAATAGCAGAAGAGCATGTCTATGTGTGCATAGTGATACTTATGATGTGAAGTGTTGTAAAGGTGCGTTAATGTCACAAGGAATAGGTGTAATACAAGGTGTTCCATTTATACCACAAGACTTAGGGGCATTCTCTTTTGGATTTAGCGATGGATTTGAAATTGATTAAAAATAAATAACTGATATGGCTATATTAACTAAAGCACAATTACAAGCGGCAAACTCATCATCGTTTCCGAATAATAACTCACAACTAATTACTCCACAAGTTTTGCGTGATTACAATACAAATGTAATTGACACACTTGTAGATAGTTTAGATACAGGTAGTTTTGCTAGAACGGATATTACAAACGACTTCACTCAAACAAATAATTTTACTTCTATATCTGCATCTGCATTTGTATCTGCAAGTAACTTTATAGGTGATGGTTCTAAATTAACAAACATAACTGCATCTACTGCATTACCTATATTAGATGAGGGTGTATTGCAAGGATTTGCTACATCAATGAACTTTACAGGTAGTGCTATATCTGCACAAGTTATTGCAGGAACTGCCGTAGTGCAAGTAAACATAGAAGGTGCTGGGTTAGTAACGACTGCATCTTTTAATGCATTTACTTCATCTACAAATCAATTTACTCAAAGTGCTTCATCATCTATATCTCAATTGAATGCAAGTTCTGCATCTCAACAGATTAGTATAAATGCATTAAATGTATATACTGCATCACAATCGACTGCAAGTATAGTAAACTCAATTACTGAATTAAATTCATTTACTGCATCACAAGAGATATACAATACTGCGATATCAAATAAAGTAACTAGTTTAGAAATAGCAACTGCAAGTTTATTCACATCAGTAGCTAATTTAAATCAATCATCTGCATCTCAACAGATTAGTATTAATAATTTGAATACAACGACTGCAAGTCTTTTAATTGAAACACAAAACTTAGAATTGTTTTCTGCATCTGCATTAACATCATTAAGTAATTTAAATACTGCAACTGCATCTTTATTTACTTCTACTAGTTTATCATTGACTACTGCATCGTTTAATACAGGCACAAGAAACTTAACATTCACAAAAGGTGATACAACTACATTTAGTGTAAACATTCCTGATGTGACCGGTTCAACGGGTAACTTTGTAACAACTGCATCATTCAACTCTTATACATCATCTAACGACCAGAGAGTAAGTAGTTTAGAAGTAAATAGCGCTAGTGTTAATACATCTATCACTAATATCAATACAACTACTGCAAGTTTAAATACATCGGTAAGTGCTTTAAATACATTCACTGCTTCACAATCAACTGCAAGTATAGTAAATTCAATAAACGAATTAAATACATTTAGTGCATCTGCATTGGTATCGATAAGTAATTTGAATACGACTACTCAAAGTTTAAATACATCGGTAACTAATATAAATCAATTCACTCAATCTGCAGAAGTATCAATAAACTCATTAAACTCTGCAACATCATCTTATGTTACAGAAAGTGAGACTGCTTCTTTTGCAAGAACAAATGTAGATAATAACTTTACTGCAAATCAAACATTCACAAACATAACTGCAGTATCTGCATCATTTACATATGTTCAAACGACATACGAAACTTCAAGTATAATATACTCTTCAGGTAGTAACCAGTTCGGAGATGAGTTATCAGACATACAAACTCTTTCAGGTAGTGTTAAAGTGCAAGGTAGTTTGACAGTTAATGGAACACCTGTATTGACTTCATCTGTTGATATTAGTGGTTTAGTTACAACTGCTTCATTTAATGCATATACACAATCTAATGATGATAAAGTAAATAGTTTAATTAACGCAACTGCATCTTATGCAACATCTGCAATCACTGCAAGTTCATTAATAACTGCATCTGCAGTAGGTAACACAATAACTTTTACAAAGGGTGATGCATCTACATTTAATGTAAGTGTAGCATCAACACCAATAGATACTGGTAGTTTTGCAACAACTGCATCATTCAATGCTTATACACAAAGTAATGACCAAAGAGTTAGTTCATTAGAAACGAATAGTGCAAGTGTTAATATATCAATAACTGCATTAAACACATTTACTGCATCTCAATCAACTGCATCATTAGTAACATCAATCGATAACTTAAATCAATTTAGTGCATCTGCATTAACTTCAATAAGTAATTTAAATTCAGCTACTGCTTCATTACAATCTGCAACTGCAAGTTTATTTACTTCTGCAAGTTTAGGTTTAACTACTGCATCATTTGCAGGAAATACTTTAACATTTACAAAAGGCAACGGAACTACATTTGGTGTAGTTATTCCTGATGTTAGTGGCAGTGCAGGAACAACGGTAATTGAAGTAGTTTATACAGGTGAGAATATAACTAAAGGAGACCCATTATATATTTCGGGCTCACAAGGTGCTAACCCAATTGTTTATAAAGCAGATGCAAGTAATCCGGCTAAAATGCCTGTGACATTTATATCAAATGAAACTATTGGAGCAGCAAACACAACAAATGCAATTGTATTAGGTTTAATAGAAGGAATAGATTTGACAGGCTATGCAGCAGGACAAACAATATATGTAGCAGAAGGTGGAGGATATTCACTTAACTTACCGTCAGGAAGTAATTCAATTACTCAATTATTAGGTGTAATAACTAAAGGTGGTAGTGGTGGAAAAGGATTAGTATTAAATCCAGGTCCTGCTCAATTACCAGGTTTAGATACAGGATATATGTGGGTAGGTGGAACAACTAATCAACCAGTTGAAATAACTACTGCTTCATTTGCAAGTAGTGCATCATTCAATTCATATACTGCATCTAACGACCAAAAGGTAAATAGTTTAATTGCAGCAACTGGAAGTTATACGACTACTTCTTCATTCAACGCATATACTTCTTCTACTGATGGTAGATTGAATAACATTGAAACAACTACTGCAAGTTTACTAATTGAAACTGCTAATTTAGAAACATTTAGTGCATCTGCATTAATCTCTATTAGTAATTTAAATACTGCAACTGCAAGTTTATTTACATCAACTTCATTGAATTTAAAAACCGCATCGGTAAATCTTAACACAATTACATTTACCAAAGGTGATAATTCTACATTTGCATTGACAGTTGATACTGGTAGTGGTGGAGGTGGAGGAGGTGCTGCATTCCCTTATACAGGTAGTGCACAAATTACAGGTAGTTTAGGAGTAACAGGTAGTGTTAGTGGATTGGTTAATTCATTAAGTATTTCATCAAATACTGCATCATTAGATTTTAATAATGGTAACTTCTTTACACTACAATTAGTATCAGGAAGTATCACACACTTAACTGCAGCAAATATTAAAGCTGGTCAAACAATTAACTTATTAGTTAAAATGGCGAGTGGTTCGGCAGCAGCATCTGGTAGTTTAACATTCTCACCAACATTTAAATTTGCTGGTGGATTTGATTACACACCAACACAAATTACTGCATCACAAGATTTAGTATCATTTGTTACATTTGATACAACACAAATATTCGCAGCACAAGTTAAAAACTTATCATAATATGTTTGCACCAATAGCAGTAGATAATATAGATTTTCCACAAAGTTCATCACTCTCCACTTTGGATTTTATTCCGGAGAGTTTTGAAGCATTTGCTGCATATTCAAATTATTCAGTAACTTCATCTTTATATACTTCTGCATCATTCAGTGCGGCAGCTATTAATGCGATTATGAGATGGGGAATGGGACCTGATAATCAAATATTGGGAATATCTGAAAGTGGTGGAACTGTTTATAAGTGGGATGCTAATACTGATACTATGACTACGCATGGTAGTCATTCTCCTGGTACGGTCAGAAATGTTGTATGGGATAATGTAACTAATAGTTGGGTAATTTGTGGAAGTAGTGCATTTGTGAAAATAAGTTGTGCCAATCTAGCGGTATCTGCTTCAATATCAGTTCCAACAAATCAAGGAAGTCAATATCCTGCAGTAGTTGCATTTGGTGGTAAAGCATATGCTATGCCTTTGGTTAGTGTTAATGCTTCTACTAGAGTAGCCATATTTGATTTAGTTGCAAATACATCAACTACATCATCTGTAACACTTGGTATAGCTACCGGTGGAGGATTTTGGGGAGCATGTTTAACTTCGGTTGGAACTATATACTTTGCAAGAGAAGCTGCAGCAACAAATAATTCAATATACGAATACAATACAATAACCGACTCAGGTAGTTATTTTGGAACATTAGTTGGAAATACTGGATATGGACCTGTAAACTTACCAAATGGTAATGTTGCAGTTTGTGCATTAGGTTCTAGTAACATAAATATTTACATTATAAATCCTGTAAATAAATCAATTGAAACTAAAACAGGAACTAATTTTGGATATAATACCGGTCTTTGTATAGGACAAAATGGAGATATAGTAGGACAAGTTACCGGCACAAGTAGCGGTATATATGGGTATAATACAACCACAGGTGCTGGTTATAAAACAAATGTTGCACTTACCGGTATGACAACGAGTAGGGGATATCAAGACCTTTTTTCATTATCAGATGGTAGATTGATTAATATGCCAGGACAAAATAATTCTGGTAGAGGGGCTTATGTAACATATTTACCAAATAATACCACATTCTCTTCAATTGGTGCAGCAAATCCAATTATGACAAGTGGAAAAGGATTATAACACAAAAAAATAACTATAAAACTAAAAAACATTGTTTTTAATAATATAAACCAAAAAAATATGAACGCTAAAAATGTATTAAATAAGATTGTAGAGTTTTTATCAACTAACGAAGTTGAATTAACTTATGCTAAATTAGCAGACGGAACAATCGTAGAAAGTAAAACATTCGATGTAGGTGAAGAACTTTTTGTAGTTTCTGAAGATGGAACTAAATCCCCAGCACCTAACGGAACACATGACTTAATGTTGAAAGATACAGAAGGTAATGAAACTCTTTTGAAAGTTATCACAGAAGATGGTAAGATTGTAGAAAGAGAGAATGTTGAAATGGCTGACGCTGATGCAGAAATGATTGAAGAAAAACCAATCCCATCAGTAGGCAACGAAGACAAGAAAAATGTAATGCCAGACTCAGAAGGTCAAGTTAAATCAGGAACATTAAAGATGGAAGAAGAGACTGAAGAAGTTGAAACTTTACCTGAAGATGCTGAAGCAGAAGATGAAGCTGGTGAAGACAAAGAAGTAGATATGGGTAAGAAAATGGAAGAAATGGCTTATCGTATCGATGAGATGGAAAAGAAAATGAAAATGATGGAAACAATGATGCCACCATTATCATCTGAAGTAGCACAAGAAATAGATGGTATTAAAATGGCTGAAGTTGACGAAGAAGAGTTACCGAAATTAGATGGTGCTCCAATCGAAGACCCTAATTCTATTATGAAATTTGAAACAAACAGAAAAAACTTTGGTAAGAAATTACAAGACCCACAGTCTTCTTTCTTATCAAGATTATATAATTAAAAATATTAAAAAACAAAAAACGAATTAACATGAACAAAATTCAAAAATTCGCAACAATGCCAGAAGGCATTGGCCCTACCGGAAACTCTACCTACGCAGGTGAGGCGGCATCAGGCTATATTGCGGCTGCCCTTTTATCGGCAAACACTTTGGATAAGAAGTTAGTAACGATTATGCCTAATGTAAAATTTAAGAGCGTAATCCAAAAACTTGCTTTATCCTCTTTGATTTCAGATGCATCTTGTGATTTCAATCCAACTGCAACTGCATCAATCTCTGAAAGAGTTTTAACTCCAGAAGAATTCCAAGTTAACTTACAATTATGTAAGCAACAATTCGTTCAATCATGGGAAGCTTTACAATTAGGTTTCTCTGCATTTGACGAAATCCCTAAGAACTTTAACGACTTCTTAATCTCTTATGTTGGTGGTAATGTGGCTCAAGCTGTTGAACAATCTATTTGGCAAGGTGACACTGCAACAAATGGTCAATTCTCTGGTTTTGAAACATTATTCTCTGCTTCAGTAGCATTAGCTGCAGCTGACTCAGTTTTACCTGCAAGATTAACAGGTAGTGGTTCTGCAATCATATCTGGTAGTGTAACTTCAGCGAATGTAATCCAAAAATTACAATCAGTAGTTGAAACTATCCCTACAACTGTATATGGTAAGCAAGACTTAGTTATCTATGTAGGAACAAATGTAGCAAAAGAATACCAATTAGCAACTGCTGGTTTAACTTCAACAGGTACTACATTGGCTAACGTGGGTGCGAATGGTTACCAAAATCAATTTGTAATTGGTGAAAAACCATACAACTTTAATGGTATTGATATCGTATTATGTCCTGGTATGTCTGACAACAAAATCGTTGCAGCACAAAAGAGCAATTTGTTCTTTGGAACCGGCCTTTTAAGCGATATGAACGAGGTTAAAGTAATTGATATGGCTAACATTGATGGTTCTCAAAATTATAGAATTATCATGAGATACACTGCTGGTGTTCAGTTTGGTATCGGTCAAGACATCGTTTACTACGGAGCTTACTAATAAAAACTAATTAAAGGGTGGGTTAAACACTCACCCTTTTTAATAACAAACTAAATAATAATAACATGGCTTACACATCAGGACAATGCGTATTATCAGCAGGTAGAAAGGAAGTATGTAAAGAAAGTGTTGGTGGTTTACAAGGTGTATACTTTATAAACTATTACACTGCATCTGCAGCAACTGACTCTAACGATTTGGTAACAGCATTAAACAATCCATCAGGTAGTTCGGTTTATTATTATGAACTTAAAGGCAATTCTTCTTACACAGAAACAGTTAACTCTTCTAGAGAGAATGGAACAACATTCTTCCAACAAGAATTGACATTAAACTTAAAGAAGTTGACTAACGAGATGACTACGCAGCTTAAACTTATGGCATACGGGCGTCCCAAGGTTGTAGTTTGGACTATGAATGGTGAAGCATTACTTATTGGTAACAAAGAAGGATGTGATGTAACTGCAGGAACTATTCAAACAGGTGGAGCATTGGGTGACCTTTTCGGTTATTCAGTAACTCTTACAGGTTTGGAGAAAGAACCAGCTTACTTCTTATCTGGAAGCACAGTAAATAACCCTTTTGCAGGTTTATCGGTTCAACCAACTATTGTTTACGGTTCATAATTAATATTGTGAATTAAAATATTGAAACCCTACTCTTTTGAGTGGGGTTTTTTTGTTTCATAACTATTTTTACCAAATGCATTGTTTTTATTATATAAAACATAGATAATGCAGAGTTATTATATATCACAGAGCAACTCATATACCTTTAGAACACAACCTACGGCATCTACATTAAACGAATTCACAATGTCTTTGACTGATATGATGGGTTTAAATACATTTACCGCATCATTAAGTGGTATTACATACGAAGGTTATGAAAGTTATATTGGATTTACTGCCAGTATTTCTGGAACATTTCCAGGCGATGAATATCGTGCAGTTCTATATAATGGAACACCATCAGGCAGTGTAGATATATGGAGAGGAACATTCCAAGTATATAAACCAACTACTGCAGAAAAATCAGAATACGAAAACCAAATACCGCCAATAACATCACATGAAAGTGAGAACAAGTATATAATCTATAACTAATATGAAAGGGAAACAAAACTTCGCAATAGTAAATGTAAACAATAATCAACTTCCTATAATTCAAGAGGATACTAAAACTCGTTATACATGGGTGCCTTTTGGTGTTTATGGACAAGATGATTTTTTTGATGCAATTATATCAGCGTTCAATGTATCAACAACTAATGCAGCATCGGTAGAAGGTATTGCAGATTTAATATATGGTAAAGGAATTTATTCTAAGAATGAACCATTCAATGAAATTCTAAATAAACTTTTACCACAAGAAGAATTGAAGAAAGTATCATTTGACTTAAAGTTATTTGGTAATGCAGCATTTCAAGTATATTGGGATGAGACACATACAAAGATTAAAAAAATGTATCATGTTCCAGTTCAAACACTTCGTGCTGAAAAACTTTATGGTAGTCCAAAGATAGAAAATTACTATTATTGTGTAGATTGGAATGATATGAAAAAGGTAAGAGATAAAAAGAAAATACCTGCATTTGAAACCAGTAATGAAAAGATGGAAATACTTTACATTAAGAATTATTGTCCAGGTTTATATTATTATTCCCTACCTGATTGGATATCAGCTTTACAATTAGCAATGTCTGATGGTGAAATCTCTAATTTACACTTTAATAACATTACCAATGGTTTCTTACCAGCAGTAATGATTAACTTTAATAATGGAGTTCCTGCACCTGAAGAAAGAGAAACTATTGAAGATTTGATACAGGCTAAGTTTACAGGAACGGATAACGCAGGTAGATTTATGGTTTCATTCAACGATGATGTGACTACTAAACCTACAATCGACACAATTAATGTAGAAAACTTACATGAGAAGTATGATTATGTTGCAGAATATGTTCAAGATAGAATATTAGTTGCACATAGAGTAACCTCACCTTTATTATTTGGTATTAGAACAAAAAACAATGGTTTCAGTTCACAATCAGAAGAAATGAAGACTGCATTTAGTATCATGCAAACAATGACTATTGCACCTTTCCAAAATTTAATTTTAAATACTTTAGATTATGCATTAGCATGTTCTGGATATAACGATACTGAATTATACTTTGAACAATTAACTCCGTTAGTAATTCTTTCTCAAACTGCAGAAGAAACTGGTAAATCAATTGAGCAAGTAGAAGATGAGACCAACGATAGTATGGAAAATCCTGCTACACAAGAAGATAATACGGATGCAGTAGTGAACGAACCAATACCGGATGCAGAACCACAAAGATTTAAGATGCCAACAATTTTATCAAAAGAATACGAAATATACAAATAATATGAGCTACGCTTTATTCATTAACAGAAACGATATCATAAAGAACTCAATACTTCAGGGTTCAATAGATGCAGATGCTTTGTTGCCATTCGTTAGAACGGCACAAGATAAGTATTTAAAGAACTTATTAGGAACAGTTTTATTTGATTATCTACAAGCACAAATAAGTGCAGGGACAGTTG